AGAGAAGAAAGAGAGGAGGGAGTTCTACTTTGCAGATTCCAACGGTTTGCGGAGTACCTACTTTAAAAAGTATTGTAAAGGCAAATAAAAACGGCGCTATTGCATACGATAGTTGTAATGCAATTTTTTATACTTACAATCCAAAGACGTTAACATGGTCGGCGCTTTCAGGCGGTGGCGGTGGCTCAACTGATACGACAAGTTTAAGCAATAGAATAAATTTAAAATTAAACATAAGCGATACGGCTTCAATGCTTAATCCTTACTTACGCAAAATAGACACGACAAATAAATTTGTAAATAGGATTACAAGAACTGAAGGCAAAGATTCTATAATTTACTTTGTTGGTGCTAATAGGTTTGCAATAAAAGATAGTATTGGGGTTGCTGGTAGTGGTACACAAAATTTTGTTCCTAAATGGTCAAATAGTACAACACTACAAAATTCACAAATCTTTGATTCAGTAAATGTTGGTATTAACACAACTACACCAGCATACAAATTAGACGTTAATGGAGAAATTAATACTAATCAAGGAATTAGAATTGGTACAAATGGCGCTAAAACAGGATTTTACGGAGGCGCTAATATAATAGATTTTTTTGCTGGTGAAAATAAAATATCTACTTGGGGATTAACAGCAGTAGGGGGAAGTTATTTTGATTATTTTCCTTCTTTTACTTATAATACAGGTGATGCTGGAATTACTAATATTTTAAAAATTCGTGGTAATGCAACTTCTAATAGTGCTAATAATGCTGGAGTTACTCAATTAGATATTTCCCCAACATACACACAACAAACATTTGGAACAGGAACTTTAAGAGGCATTTATTATAATCCTTCATTAGCTAGCGGGGGAATTAATACATCAAAACACATAGCTTTTGAAAGTGCATCAGGGAATGTAGTTATGAAGGGTTTAAAAACATCTTCTTCAACTACAGATAGTATAGCAATTTGGATAAATGACACATTGAGCAAAGCACCATATCCATCAGGGGTTCAAATTGATACAACAGTATTTCAGCGCAAACAAATACCATCTTATACATTTTTAGCAAACAATACAACTGCAACTGCAAACGCTCAAGCATTACCATTTAAAGATACATCGGGAACTTATACAGGTACTATTACGTGGAATGGGACAGCTCCAACAAGTGGAACTTTTACTTATCGTTGGACACGTATAGGCAAAATGGTAACAATTAATATTTCTTTAGTTTATGCAAATGCAGGTTCAGCTAATTCAACTATAGTAATAGGCTTGCCATCAGACGCGCCAACACCAACAAAGCCAGCAGGATTGACAAGTGCTTCAAATCTTTTATATCCTTGTTACGGTGGTGTAAATATTACTAATCAATCAACATTAACCAATGCAGCTTTTCGTGGTTTTTTGAGAAATAATTCAGCTAACAATGGATTTGAATTTACAATAGCACACGCTGCAACAACAGCGGTTAATGCTTTTGTAACTTGCACTTATTTTACTGATTAATTATGAAACACATTAGACAAATAAATAGCGTTAACACTAACACATACACCATCGTTTTATTAGATAATTATGATGGGGTAATGGAAGAGCATCCAATATTTAATGCCTTCCCTAATGCATTTGAAATATCTGAAAATGAGTTACCCGATTTTGTACAATATGTAAGTTTTGAAATTGATGAATTAAACACAATTATAACAAATAGGCAATAATGAACCAACATAATCCACCATTAACGGCAATTAGCGGAATTTGTGCGGTTGTATCGTTATCGCAAATACAACCTGTATTAACTTTTATTGCATCTTTAATTGCTATTATTAGTGGCTTATATTCTATTTATAAAAAATCAAAAAAGTAAATTATGAACAGCACATTTTTAAATTTAAATTCAAGCGACTTTATTAAAGGTCTTATTATGGCAGTATTATCAACTGTTATTACTGTAGTGTATCAAACCGTTGAGGCAGGATCATTAACCTTTGACTGGAAGTCAATTGGCACAATGGCACTTACTACAGCACTTGCGTACATTATGAAAAACTTATTTACCAATTCAGCTGGCAAATTATTTGCAAAGGAAGAAAATTGATATAGCAATTGAGTACAGGAAAAAGTTTCCAGATATGCCAACGTTAAAATTGGCGCGGATAATGTATGCGGAAAACAATTTATCTTTTACAAATGTCGAACATTGTAGGTCGTCTTTAAGAGTCATTGAAGGGAAATCGGGTAAACAAAATTTAAAATGGTTACAAAATAAAGATTGTGTTATGCAAAAAAACCGTCCTTTAAATCCTTACAATTTACCGCAATCGTATGAAGAACAAAGAGACCCTTATATTTTGCCTGTTTGCTGTAACAATATTTTGCTTATATCTGATTTGCATATTCCTTACCATAACATTGACGCAATAACAATAGCTTTGGATTATGGAAAAAAAGAAAAAGTAAATACTATTTTTATCAATGGGGATTTGATTGACTGCCACGCTGTTTCTAAGTTTGAAAGCGATCCAAAGAAAAGAAGTATAAAAGAGGAATTTGACGCGACGCGAGAGTTTTTAGTTCAACTACGAAAGGCATTTCCAAAGGCTTTAATTTATTGGTTAAAGGGCAACCATTGCATTCGTTGGGAAAAATTTTTATATTCAAAAGTCCGAGAAATTTGGGACGACGATTACTTTTTTTTAGAGGAACGTTTACAATTAAATTCCGTAGGTGTTAAAATTTTAGACGATAAGGTTTTAGTTAAGGCTGGCAAATTATCAATAACACACGGACATCATATTTTTAAAGGGGCTTTCACGCCTGTTAATCCTTCGCGTGGCGCATTTTTAAGGGCAAAGCAATCTTTAATTGTTGGACACCTACATAGGCCAAGCCATCACCCTGAAACCGATTTAGACGGCAAGATTATTAGTTGTTGGAGTACAGGATGCCTTTGTGAATTACGAGCGGATTATTCGCCTTTAGTTGGTAATACTATGCATGGCTTTGCTCACATTCAAATCGCATCCGATGGCGATTACACGGTAAAAAATTATTCAATCATAAAAGGTAAGTTATGCTAAAAGAAATTTTGGATAATGAAATTGAAATTGAATACGAAGATAGAAGTAGCGAATACATCGCATCGGCTTTTAATGCTCTGGGGGCGGTTGATATGCTTGACATAGGATTAATGAATGAAGATGAAAGGCAAACGATTAAAACAATACAATTTCAAGCGATAGCGATTATTAGCGAATCAATAAATAATATTTATAATGAAATATTTGATATTAGCCCTGACGACGATAATGATTTGGTCATGTAATCCGAGCAAAAAACTTGACAAATTAAACGCAAAACACCCCGAACTCCTTGCCAAATTTTGTAGAGATACATTCCCCTGTGTATTATCAAAAGTTGATACAATTACAAGTTTTGATACTAATTACATAACTATTGAATGCCCGGGTTATGAAGCAAAAGATACGGTACTAATTACAAAGTATTTAAAAGGTAGTGCGGTTTTAAAATATTTAGATAAAACAAACACGATCATTAAGACAATAAAAGATAGCGCCGAAATAAGAGCGTGCGAATTAGAGTTAAAGTCTGTTAATAAAAAATTGAATGAATCAAAAGAATTGAATACTAAATTGCAGAATAAAGTTACTGCAAAGAACAGGTTTATAACGTGGCTTATAATAGCCGTCTTATGTGCAATAATTGGTAACATATTACAACTTAAAAAATGACAGCATCGCAAAATTGTATCAACTTAATTAAAATGTTTGAGGGTTATAAACCAAAGGCGTATTTATGCCCGGCAGGAGTGGTTACAATCGGCTACGGCTCAACAATGTATACAACAGGATTAAAGATTAAATTAGGCGATACAATTAACGAACAACAAGCGAATGAGTTATTAATGTGGGAGCTAAGAAATAAGGCTTTTTCTTTGCATGGATTACATTTAAACCAGAATCAATTTGACGCTTGTTTATCATTTGTTTTTAATTTAGGAATCGGGGCGTTTGCAAAATCAACGCTTAAAAAAAAGATAATTGCTAATAGGCAGGATGTAACTATTAAAGCGGAGTTTATGAAATGGAATAAAGCGCGAGTTGGTGGGCAGTTAATTGAGTTAAAAGGATTGACGCGAAGGCGAATTGCTGAAGCGGAGTTGTATTTTAAAATTTAGTTTTGTTTGTTTAGTAAATAAATCGGCTAAGCGTTTCTACGTTTCGGCTTTTTTTAAAGGTTTTAACCCCCGATGTTTCTACATTGGGGGTTTTTTTATAAATTTTTTTTCGCCTGTAATTCAATACTGCATTGGCTTTTATCAAAACAACATAAAAAAAATAAAAAAATATTTTATTTTTATTTGG